CATGTATTAAGAATGGCTGGACGTTTACGCCTCGCTGTCACCGGTATCCAGGATCAATGGCTTACCGGGGAACCGAAAATTTCGTACTTTTCGTCCATCTATAAACGACATACCCGATTTTCTACAGAAGCGGTCAGCATTCCCATCACTGGAAATGTATCATTGGGTGGGAATGCTATAGCTCGCATTCCAAATAACGTCGGTGATCTACTCCGAAGTGTGATCCTTAAACTTACCCTGGGAGAGTTGCCAAACGTAACCGCACCTGGAAACCTGTATAATGCTTCACCTTCCACAAGTGTCATACAATACGTCGATTTGGTGATAGGTGGTCAAACCATTCAGCGACTGACTGGTGATTACATAGACTTATATAATCAACTCCATAGCAACAAGGATGACGCGAACACGACTCTTTACTACATGAATGGTCACAATAATCAGATACAAATCGTCAACACACCAAAAACGTTTTATCTAAACTTACCGTTTTACTTTTTTAGAAATCCCAGTCTAGCCATACCTATATGCGCTATTACTCGACAATTAATAGAAATACACATAAAGTTCAGAGATGCAGATGATGACGTGACGTTTAGATACGAAGAAGTTTCTGGAAACATGGTACGCACCAAGACGGATATAGGGTCAATCATCGAGGCGTCTATCATCACAGATTTCTACTTCATTACTCGAGACGAAATTAACTTTTTACTCACACGACCCATGGAGTATCTCATAACACAGCAGCAGTTATCGACCATGCAATTTAAGCCTAACGAATCTAAGAAATCGGCGTTGTTAAAGTTTACAAATCCCGTGAAAGAGTTATTCTTCTTAGCGAAAGAAGAGACTGGACCAAATGTAGGGAACGAAGATCATTTACTTGACGTAACATCTTCCGATCAAGAATTTTCTAGTCATGTCGCAGGTAAAAGATCCGATTATCGCTTCGTGAAAAATATTCGGTTCGAATGCAATGGAAAATTGATGTTTGATCATACAGGCAAATACCTCGCATACGAACAGTCCTTAATACACCATACCGGGTGTCCAGACCCGGGGTATGAATTCTATATGTATTCCTTCGCATTGAAACCGGAACTGTATTACCCCACTGGTCAATTAAACATGAGTCGCATCATCCATAAGAAACTAGACGTGGAACTCGATGAAGTTTCCACTACACGAAACATAAATCTTTCGATATATGCTTTAAATTATAACGTCTTACATGTCGAGGGAGGATTAGCGGGTTTAAAATTTTAACGGGTTATAATAGAAATGGCAGGACGGGTACAACTTGCCACTACGGGTACTCAGGATGCTTACTTCACAGAGAATCCTGAATACACGCATTTCATAAAACAATTCAAAAGACATACGAACTTTTCGACGTATGACTTAACTCATGACCTACATGGTCGACTAGAATATGGAGGTGTTGTTAAATGTACGATACCAGCGAACGCCGGTGATCTTATAAAAACGATACGGGTATATTTTACGTTACCACCTTTAGAAAATAACGGTGTGAACTTCCGATACGTAGAATCCATCGGACATGCGATTTTTCAACACGTAGATCTCACTATAGGTGGACAGCTCATACAGAGAATTCCTAGAGATTGGTTACAGATTTACAGTGAACATTACATCACACAGACGAAGCAGAATAACTTAGCTAAACTGATCGGTAAATGTCCCGATGAATCATCTGGACTCCCGGTACGTCACGCGTCTATCGACGAATACTTACCACTCGCGGCTACATCAACGAGTTACGTAGTGGATATACCATTCTATTTTCACAACAATCCAGAGCTCGCGATTCCGCTTTGTGCCTTAACGAAACAGGAATGTGAAATAGAAATCCAGCTCAGCGATATTGGCAAGTGTATTCACAATTTACCCAATTTGATCACACAATCTTCGCCTAATAATACCCACTTTAACGTGACTGTTGTGGAAGTCACTCCAGGTGTCAACAAATATTTCATAAACGGAGAACAACAACCGACCCTCGAGTTACAGTACGGTAATACGTATACGTTTGAATACGGGTTGGTGCAAAACTACAATCACCCGTTTAAGTTTTCACAGGGTGCGGATGGTGTTCATGCATCCCCGGTTCCATATACAGAATATTTGGATAATCAATCAACAACAACTGATTTCGGGAACGGGTCGGTTATATTAACGTTTACAGTAAATAGTGATACACCGAGTACCTTATATTATTATTGTAACTCCCATCCGGAAATGGGGGGTCAGATAAATATAAACACAGCGGGAATTGGTGACACGTCTCGATTTGGTATTGAGTCTATGTCTTTGCATACAGAGATGGTTCAACTTAACGAACCGGAACGACAGGCAATTAAAAAGGGTAACCGTGACTATATCATCACACAAATACAACAGGATACGTTTGAAATCCCCGTATCCAGTTCCGAGGGCACGGATGACTACAGGCTTAAAATGAACATCATGAATCCCGTGAAAGAGTTGTATTTCGTGATACAAAACGTTCCCTTACCGACGAATAGTTTTATAAGCACATTTGATTATGATTTTGTCAACCAAATATACCCATCAGGATCCAGTGGTAAATATGTAAACTTCGAACACCTTGTCAGTTTAGGAATGGTGTTAGATAACGAAACCATACTCGACGAAGTAACTGGAAATGTCGTACACCTCAGAGCCGTACAGAGTGGTATTCATCATTCCAGGACGCAATTGTTCAGAAGATTCTACTCGTATAGTTTTGCATTAGAACCCGAGAAATGGCATCCAACGGGACAGAGAAATTTTAGCGCCATTAAAGAACAGATCATTCAACTAAAACTCAATAGCGAAACAACTTTTAAAAGAGAGCTTAGAGTTTATGCGCTCGCTAATAATATACTCCGAATCAATGGAGGCAGCGGAAAAGTTATCTTCCCAAATGGTGGAATCAGCAATTAACATAATGCAACCGGTGATGGAACACGCCGTCGTTTTATCAGGACAATACGCTAAAGCGTGTGGGCGAAACACGATTTTAGCAAAGGATATGGAATATTGTTTAAAGTACTGCGCGATGCATACAGTAGGTCAACAAATCGGGTCGTATTTTCCTGAAATTTACGAGGATGAGGAATCAGAAGATGAGGAAGAGATAGAGACGGTCGACGAAAGTGAAGAACCACCTTTCGCCCCGTATTCAGGAACGGAAGAGCTGTATATGAAAATTAACGAGGCGTATGACGCATGGGAGAGTTGGAAACCAACCAATCCGTCAGAAGAAATGATAAAAAATGCAATCGATAGTAATGGACACATCACCTCTCCAGGGATGGACGACTTCTAATTACAAAAGTTTTAAGGCGGTCGACGAGTCCTCGGAATCTGGGTCGGATTCGGAGTCCGAATCAGAAACGGATGCACCCAGGAAGGGTAATATTAGGGGATATGATAAAAACGCATACAAAAAAATTTTAGTCGTCGAAGAGTTGCTACCAGAATAAAATCTAAGTATACAATAAATGTCTTCCGATATCGCTGTCGATACCGTCCTCGCGATCTCCCGTGAGCTCGAGGCCCAGTCCCTCAACTCCGTCGTCGCCGGCTTCTCTTTCGCCGCGGCTCTTTCTTGGATGGATGTCGTCCGCTGGTCCATTCACCAGGTCGTTAAGGTTCAGAAGAACGGTGGCATGAACTATGCCCTCACCGCTCTCTTCACCACTCTTCTTTCCGTGATCGTCTACATGATCATCTCCCGCGTCTCCACTCGTGTCAGGAAGCCCGGTGCTCCCGTCTACGCGGTTACTCGCTAAGTCTTCGCGGTTTAGTAAAAACCATGAAGAAACAACCGGTAAGTACGATTAAAAATATATAGATAAACGCATTCCATTTATTCAGGTCATCAACCTTGCCTTGAATATTTGGCGGAAGACGATACCCTTCAGTACGTTCTTCATCTGTATCCTTCTTTACCATAGGAACCCTCGACAACTTATCAGTTGTACCGACGATTGATAGTTTTAACACGTGATTCGCGTTTCTAAAATCATACGGAATCAGGCGGTTATTACTACTATAAAAGAATTGAATACGTAATTTCGATATATTTTGTGAACCCGAATCGAAATTATGCTCTACGGTGTCATCTATACCAGAATAGTTGATGACGTCGCCGCACATCAGGATTCGACCAGTGTAAAATGGTGTGTCGGAGTATACCGTTTTGTTTAATTCTTCTGCACCACTGCTTATCTTTAGTATGAGTGCATCCGGGCCCTGAAGATTTATACTTCCCGTTATTAAAAGTCCCTGCGCCTCTGGAGGAACTGTCGTGTTTGATCTTATGTTACTCGCGGGTAAACCAAGTATATCGTGTGGAGTTGTATACCCTTCCGTAGCCACCGAAGAATGATATCCATTTGTACCATCATAAAACTTGAACGAAAATTCACTCCCAGCGGGTGCAGCCGATGATAGAGATGTTATGATGAGTTCGTTCTTATCCTTATCATATGAAAATTCTATAGGAGAACTTACATAGGCACCACCTAACGCAGCATTGACTTTAGTTTGCAGTTCTGTCGCTAGAGAATTACCGCTGTAATTTCCGGGTGTGAGTGTTACCGTTACAACAATTTCTGGTGTATCATGAACAACAAAATCAAACGTTTTATTACGATCATTAATTAAAAATTGACTCGCATGAATACGAGCCGAAACCAGCGATATCTTAGAGACGTTATAAATTGGATTCTTCAATTCGACGACGTAATCTCCTGGATTGGGATACGCTATCGGATCGCGTTCTCCACTATCTATGTCTAACGTGTGTACGCTCATTAAAATAAGGGGATATATTTTAATCAGTGTGTTTTTGCAAATATGAAAGTGTTTACATGATCTGTTGGGCGATGGGGTTGTTCTGAAGCTGCTGCTTGGCCACACCGAGACTGTAATCCGTGGCATACGGATTAGTGTTGCCCTTATAATGGTTGAAGTTGTAATACTTGTTGTTGTCGTATTGCTGCGTCCACCCACCGTTCATGGGACCCGTGCGACCATCAATACGTGTAGTATCGAACCGCATGGTTGTAGGCATACCACCTTGGTTGAGAGGTCCTGCACGAACGTTCATACGACCAGCGTTGCCGGGTCTGTTTGCCTTACCACGACGGTCATCGGGACGGAAACCATACGCGAACAACTCCTCGGAAGTGTACGGGCGCTGGGGAGACATAGCTTGAGATTCCCTGAGCTGAGAAGCAGGGGCCACGACGTGACCATGTGCGAACGTACTTATACCCGGAGCAACCTGGTTGTTGTAGATGTATTGCTCGGTATTACCATCCTTCTTGTTGCGTGTAGGATCAGCCACATGTTGAAGAGCCGACACGGTACGCTTAGCACCATTAAACCCGAGACCATCATTACGAGAACCAGTCATGGACCGGTTAGTGACACGCTTACCGTTTACGTGTTCACCCCTAGGAACATGACCACCGAAACCCTGTGACTTGGCGCCTGCAACCGGGCGACGCTCGGGAAGATAGGCAGTCTTTTCAGGGCGATTATTCGCCAACTCACCCATCTTACCACGACGACCACCGAAGATATCATAAGCGGGACCACTCCTACCGGGTAAAGTGGTAAGTCTGTACGCACCCACGTTCTCAGGGTTCACACGCACTATTTGGTGGAAACCACCCGCTGCCGGGACGTCGGGTCCGACAGCGATACCGGGGCCGACGTATTGTTTTTCGATGGGAGAAAGGTTATTCATACGACCACCGTCAAACATACGATCTCGCATCTCTAACACTTCATTACCACTCGAACGCCCCTGTGGCGCAATATCCGAAAAGTTATTTATCTCAACCTTGGGGTCGGGTAAATTCGATAAACTGACAGGTTTGGGAGATATGACATTAGGCACTTCTTCCTGAATAACCGGAACAGGTGCCTGTTGAATAGAAAGGTTGTACTCCTCATTCTTCTTTTTTTCACTTAAAACTTTTCCTGCATAAGCCAATCCAGCGATAGCTACTAACGAAAGTGGATCAGCCATTCTTAATTTTAGGAGAGATTTTTATTGACCAGGGTATCGCTTCATGAACTGCATATTCTGAGTCTCGGCTGTGGTACTGGCGGGCACGTATTGCATCGTCTTAAGGGGAAGCTTGCACTTCATATCTTGGAGAGGGAACAGATTCTGTTCATACGTCTGAGTGACAATCTTGTTAAATCTAGATGTGGATTGGGGGCGGAGAAGGTCACTCGTCTCGATAAACTCGGCGGGGGCACCTTTACCTGCCATGTAAGGAGCGGTGCCGTATAACATGGTATTAGGTCGGCTAGAACCGTAGTTAAGGGTACTGGGCTGGGGGTACACAAATACCTCATCCGTGGCACACGCGGATGGGCGAGCGGGGTTTTCGACAATTTTCAGTCCTGGTTGAAGCTGATACGCCATTTACTATTACATGAGAATATTATCTATCTAAGCTGCTGGGCCGTTACCTCCACCAAACATACCACCTCTCTTATCGTCATTCGACGCTAATCCACCAAATGCCTCCAGTTGCACTCCCCGTGCGTTAGGGCTGCATAGAGTCGGATCCGACTTACAAATCGGGGCACCCTTCTCACCGTATAACCATTCGGCAAAAGCGGTCTGATCACCTGGAATGCTCGTCACGGGACCCGAAACGAATTGCCTAGAAAAGGCATTCCGCTGAGCGTCGGGCATCGGAGAACGAGACTTTTGAGGGCCGTAAGGAATGCGCCCTGATAACATATCATTCACTTCATCACGGACCGTCTCGTACCTACAAGCCGAGGGGCGATCTGGGCGACCATCGTAATCGCTCATCAACACGTTCGCCATAGGGTTGTCAACCGTGGGAAGCTGACACTCCGGAACGTACGCCTCCTTCTTCTCCTTCTTTCCCTTGATCATTTTAGACTTTTCCATTACATAAAGAACTGAGAGGACCGTAGCCCCTAATATGAAAATACGGATGTCTCGTCTGATGAGATACAGAATGCATGTCGCGTAAATAATAAATCGCGCTGTAGCATTCACCCGTTCGGCTGTCGTCTGTTGATTGGTGGGCCAAAATTCGGTAACCTTATCGGACCTGACAACTTGTTTTGGATCTACAAACAATGAGACCATTTATAATATGCTTAGTTTATTTTTTCAACATACCACTGAGAAGCCCCTGCATGGACTGCATAAGCTTAGTCTCATCAATCTCGAGTTCGCCATCCTCGTTAGAGAGCTTATCCGCACACTGCTTGGCAACCGTCTCGATCATACTAAGTGTATCGGCTGGGATAGCGGTAATGGTTGTACCGAGCATGTATAGCGTCTGGAGATACTGCCAAATTGCATCCTTAGTACCCGGAGACGCCTTAGGCCAACAGCCCTTCAGGTTAATGTCCTTGAGAAATTCAATATTCTCTGCGTGTTCGAGAAAGAAAGATTCGTCCTTAGAGTTGATCTTATCCACATGAGGGGTGACGTTCTCCATAAAACCATCGACAATGATCTTGCCGTTAGCGGATCTCATAAGTTCAAAAGCAGCGATGTACTTTTTGAGACCCTTCTCTTCTGGGAAGGTTTTGTGCAGCTCCGTGAGAAACTGGCCCATCATGTCGTTAAACGCTGTAACGGAAGTCATATATAACATATGTTGCGATTAATCTTTAAGTTACTCAAAAAGGGTCGGTAGAAATGGTTTCACGCTTACCTAAACCATTAGATATGATAAAATAGACTAAAATGGCTACTAATGCAGCTGGTTTGGCATAAGCGCTCGTAGAGAGAGTACCCTCATCATTAAGTCGAGCTTTGCCATGAATGTATAAAGCGGTAAGACCGGCTGCGATTATGGCCGCAGAACCCGGATCACGGAAGTATTCGTCCATATTTAATAGCGGAGTTTTTTACTCCTGGCATCTGCAGCGTCGGCGAATAGGTCACCATCTGAACGCTGAGGCTGTTGAGGACGAGTGCTCACAGTCCTGAATTCATTTTCAAATGGATTAGGGGCTTCCTGCTGAGGCGCCTGGTACTCTTCCATGGGTTCCTGGTACTCACCACCGGGTTCTTCCATTCCATCTTCAACCTCCCCCATGGGATGCTCCATTCCTTCTCCTTCCATTCCCTCTCCTTCTCCTTCCATCCCCTCGACTCCTTCGGGTGCACCGAAACCACCACCCATTTCACCCGGGTTCTCTTCATCATATTCCTGGATGTTGTCTTCGACCATATCCGCATCTTGGGGATCGAGCATATCTTCGCCGTTGGAAGCCATGTACGTCTGTAAAATCTGCTGAACAGGGATCAACTCTTTCACAGTCGTCTCTACACACGTAGTGAATCGCTCATATAGCTTATCGTTACGCGCGTGCTCTGACTGATTATCAGTGAAAATATAAGGATCCCGGTAGAGGTCCTTGGCCGCATTCTTGTAACACGTATGAATGAAAATCTCGTTAGTAGGAAGTTTGACAGACATCTTTTTAGAATCGGAGCTCAATCGAACGGCAGAAAGAATCTTTACAGAACTAACAAACACCGCGGCGACTAAATCCCTAAACCACGCACAACGCGCGGCGATATTTTCCGTGTGCTGACGAGCCATAGTCTCATTCCACTCGGGAACGTCTTTCAATAGATTTTGGAACATCATCAAAACCTTACGACCCTTGGACAATTTTTGAGCCTCTGAATACATGTCTTCAAAAACTTCGATCATGACCGGGCAAATGAGAATGCACAGTTGTTCCATATACTCGCGCTTAGCCTCGACTAAAATGTTCAAATTATCCATTTATGATAGACTGGTCTTTTTTTATTAGCATTACTGCGCATCTCTCCTGTACCTGTTTGCGACTTTCTTAAGATTCACTAGGGTAGGGAAATCTTCTATATGATCCATGGGTCCAGATCCCACCTTGTCTTTTTTGACTTTCCATGTGATGGAAAGACCGAAATTACCCGTTATGTGTACTATGAAACCACCGAGTTCAAGCTGCCGTTTGAGATAAGACGTCGCCTTTAGACGATCGTACACGGGATATCCCACTAGAAATGCAGGCACTTCGAATACTACTCGTTTCTTTTGACCCTCAACAGCTCTTCGTATTTTACGAGAAATTTGTTTATATAACTCTACGTACGTTTCCTTCTTCATACGATTCCGGTTATTGGTTATTCGCGAGATCTCTTCTACGCTTATCATTAATATTACTCGGACTTAAATTTAGCAGTTCTTCCTCACTTTTACTAATCTCGTCAAATTGTATGTACTCATGCCCTTGGACAGTACTCTCAAATGGGGTTCTGTCAGCAGGTGGTTTAATGTTCATCGGCTGAGATCTAGCACTTATGACCCTAACGTTGGGTTTACCCGCTTTGCCTATAGAATTAGCATTCGTGACGAGAATATCAACGGACACCATAAAACCATAAGGGAATCCACCACGTTTCAGCACCATAAACATGCATCTATACATGCCATGATTCTTATGTTTGTGTGCGAATTGCTTTAATCCACTCGTCTCTATGATATAATTGTTAATTCCAGTTTTTTCCTTTATATACTTACTCGTCGTGAGTACGAGTGACTCCATTATATCATGGTTGACAACGGCTTTCGTTTGTACGTATTCTGTCATGTTTGGCAGCGGATCGTTTAATGCGATCATACCACTTCCTTTCGAAGCAACTGAATATCTTTCTTCCCTGGACATCAGTAGTAAAATGACCAGTATGAATAACAAGATGTTTATCATTTAATATAGACCCTTAAAAAAATCGTGTGTAATTTTCCAAATTTTTTTAAGATGATAATTTAGATGTCACTTTTAGTGTTCAGCCCAAGGTGTAAACACAGTATGGATGTGATTACCTTCATAAACAGCCATAACCAGCTGAGACAGATAGTACAATACCATAATGTATCGGAACTGGGCATTCCTCCACAGTACAGGTCAAAAATTACGAGGGTTCCTACGATGTTGACCAAACACGGAAAAATTTTAGTCGGTAAGGAGATTCACAATTGGTTAGAGTCGCTTTTACCAGTACGGGAACTCGAGACGTGTGGGTTCGGGAGTGGTCCGAATACGACAACTCTCGACGGTGAAGGAACGGATGAAATGTTTACGATAGACAACTACGGGAGGTCGTTACAGCCACCTATGACAGCAGAACTTGAAGCAAAGATTAATCGTAAGGTTGAAGACGTCGCTTATACGGATATAAAGAATTAAGTTGTGGTCAAAATAGTATGAAACTTGTGACTGTCCAAGCTGCAGCCATAAAATCTACATTCGAAGTTTTAAAGGATATTTTGAACGATGTGAACATCTATTTTAAGCCCGATGGTATGTACATCGTCACCCTCGATACGGCTCGAACTTCACTCATAGACATGCATCTCCCAGCCGAGAATTTTGAAGAGTACGAATGCCCGGAAGAAATCGATTGTGGAGTCAACATGACAAACATGCACAAGCTTCTTAAAACGATTACCGTAAATGATATTTTGATAATATCCGTTCAGTCAAAAGAACACATGAACATCGAGATTCATAGTGAACAAAAAAAGACTTCCACGAAGTTTGAATTGAAGCTTCTTGATATTAACGAAAATCAAATCGAAGTTCCGGAAATGCATATGATGGTGAACACACCTATACCATCTATTGACTTCCAGAGAATTTGTAGGGATATGTCTAACATAGGAGAAGAATTAGAAATCCACAGGGGTGGAAACACTTTACGACTCGTATGCAAGGGGGATTTTGCTAATCAGGAGACAGAGATTCAGTGTGTAGAGGAATGTCCTATGATGTCTGGTACGTACTCACTTAAATACATGAACATATTTACAAAGGCAACGTCTATGTGTTCAACCGTGCAAATCATGCAAGAAGAACAAAATCGCTTTTTGATTCTGCGATACAATGTAGCAAATTTGGGTGACTTGAAGTTTTACCTCGCGACTAAGGTAAACGAAGATCAGTCATAAGACCGGTCAGCGTATCAACTGTTTTCATCATTCCAAAACAGTTTTTCAGTTTGATACGAGGGAGTTCATTTTTCAGTCTATCTTCGTTATAAAATAACATATCCTTAACCATCACCTTTTCACCATAAAAATCCGAGTTTGGACCTGCATATCGTCGAATTTTTTCAAGAACGTCCTTTACTGGTTTGTCATCACAATCCAGTAATTGTGCGCTTGTTAAGGGAATATGGAACGACATAGTATTCGCTTTTTTAGGAGGCCATGTGTATTCGTTGTTATAGGTCAAAAACTTATACATACGATTACCATGCCAATAGCTGATTCGGATTAGAATCTTTGTCACCGCTTCCGGTGGTGTGGGAATAGGATCGCCAATAGAAAGACCAGCACGTTCGAGATCCTTTTCGTCAATCACATACGAATCTGTAGTGGGTTCAATTTCGTAACTTTGACGCACCCAAAGGGGGTGCTCGATTGTTTCGGCCGAAAAATCTTTCGAGTGATCGACAAAGTATTCGATGTAGATATCATCGATCGTGTAGTCACGTTTAGCGAAAATAAAATGCATCACCTTTTTTATCCCGTAGATTACGTTAATTAAAAACTTGTGTAGTACTTTCATTAACGTTAATGGAGGGTAATTTTTTAAGCAGGTATAACAATCGTGTTGAAGAATTAACAAATAAAATAAAAAGTGATCCGGTCAATAAACGTGAATATGAGCAAGAATTATCGGATTATATCGCTCGATGTATACCATACGTGCGACAATATGTAGACGATACAGGTGGAGAAGTAACCACCGATAATATATTTAACTGCAAGGAAACTGCGGGTAAACAAAAGAAGGATATTTACGTCGAATACCTGGTAAATGTTGAACGGAAGAATATAGATCGGCCCATAGAACGTAAACTCATAGATAGATGTCCACGATGCCCGGATAGTAACGTGTTTCATTTTAGCGATACAAGTGAAGTGGTATGTGATTCGTGTGGTGTAGTATTAGATGTGTTGATAAGCGAGGAACTCACATATAAGGAAGAGCAAGAGACATCGGCCAAGGTCATTAATTATTCGTACAAACGAGACAACCACTTTAACGAATGGCTCTCTCAATTCCAGGCACAAGAAATGACGACAATTCCACCAGAAGTTATTGATCAGTTAAGGAATGAATTTAAGAAGATCAAGATTAAATCCGTAACTGAGATTACACACGCAAGGGTTCGCTCATTACTCAAGAAGCTCAAACTCAACAAGTTCTATGAGCACGTACCGTTTATTACTAATATATTGAGTGGAATCTCGCCACCTAAAATGCCCCAGCAACTCGAAGAACAATTACGAATGATGTTTCGAGATATTCAGAAACCGTTTGACGACAATTGTCCATCCGATCGAAAGAACTTTTTGAGTTATTCGTATGTGCTTTTTAAATTTTGTGAGTTGCTATCCGAAGATTCTTACCTCCAATATTTCCCTCTTCTGAAATCTAAAGAAAAGCTTCACCAACAAGACGTCATTTGGAAAGCAATCTGTCGGGATCTTCAGTGGGAATTTATTCCGACAGTGTAACTTCTGCTATTTGTGGCTGCACACCTTCACCCGGTGGAAAGTTAATCAAATACGCGGATGTTAGGTTAAGTTGTGTCAAATACTTTTTAGCTTGTGCGATCATGACATCGTTGAGACTTTTGACTGTTTTGAGTTCGAGAATGGTACTTCTTCGCACAATAATATCAGCACGCGCCATACCCACCACGTGATGTTTGTAGTAAATGGGTACATGTCGCTCGGATTCATACGGAATGTTCATTTCCCGAAGACTCACTTCTAGGGCATTGTGATACACGCGTTCACTATGCCCAGATCCCAACGCAGCCCAAATGTCAGCGACCATTTTGTTTATGTCCTCACGGAATGTATTCGGATTAGGTTGTGATTCCATAGTTCTAAGATGTTGATCAATAAAGTCTTCGTAATATTCTTGGTTTTGTGTATCAACGTTTATCATTTGATAAACTACTCACCATATCTTTATACACTTAAAGGTATGGCGACAAACTAATATAGAATCCAGTTAGCTCAGTTGGTTAGAGCGCGGTGCTTATACAACAATGTATATAAAATGACTTCACTGTCATAGAAGCAACGCCGATGTCACGGGTTCGAGCCCCGTACTGGATATCGCTTTTTTTATACACCAGTACGTGCATAAAAAAAGCGATTCTTAAAAACTCCAATATAGTTATACATGTCGACCGATATTTATACGATGAATTTATCAGAGAGTTCTGATGGCATGGTTCCTATAGACATGGATAATCGTTCTAACGCATTCGTACCGGAAGCTCAATCCAACGCGTATGCGCCAGGAATTAAGGAAGAAAAAAATATACACGATTATAAAGACGACATGGACTCTACTCCTATCAGCGATGTTTTAGGTGGTCCCCAAGAAGGCACCTCTCTCGAACCCCCTCTCATGGCGGTCGACCCTCGTGCGGTTCAAGTGGCACAAGCGAACGCCATGATGCCCCAGGTTCAGGCTGCCGCCCAAAAGACTGAGGACCCTAAGAAGAAGAATCCTTTCGATCTCACCGACGATCAATTACAGACTCTCATTGTTGTCTTCGCCACTGCTGTTGCTGTAAGCAAACCCATTCAAGAAAAGCTCGCGAATACGGTTCCCAGGTTTTTAAATGCTCAGGGTAATCGTAGTCTCGTAGGCTTAGCGTCTACTGGCGCGGTTGCCGGTGTCGTGTTCTACATCACTCGTAAATATTTTTAAATCGTCTCGTACGGAAGACTGAAATCAATCAGTCCTAATCGCGAAATAAGTCCGATCATAAGAATCCATGATAAGCATATCGTAAGAAGTGCAGGCCATGCTTTCTTAGCATCCTTTTTCCCATAATTCTTGAATATATCCTTAAGTTCTCCTATCACTTGTGTCAAACCGTACACGATTCCACCCGAGAAAAGAAGGGCTAAAAACACGTGACTCGTCTTTCCACTTACTATAATCGTCTTATTCGCTAAGACGTATACCAGAAACGGAAGAATCGTGGTCACGAGGGCGATATTAGCCTCATACGGCATCCATTCGGCGCGCGTGAGAAACATACCAACCATAACTAACATCCATAACAGCAGTGATCCGCCTATCGTTTGACTCCACCTGGTGGGGTCTATTCCTGGGAAGAAATCGGGTTGTCGTAAACCTGTGTCAGACATTTATATTAACGTAGATTATTTATCAACGATCTGCTTACCACAAAATGGGGTCAGTGTTCCTATGTTGTCGTACACTCCTATAGTTATCGCCTCGTTACGAAGCTCTTCATAGTTGTCCCAAAAATTGTCACTATGCGAATATTCATCTACGGTACAGTGTGCAAGTTCATGTAACAAGACGTGGAACACATGGTTTACTTCGCCATCGATACATAAACCTATCTCCTGACCCTTATTTGTATTGTACCCGACACCTCTCATGAGAGATCCTTTGTATGCGACAATTGGAATCTCATCATGTAACACGCGAAACTTCGACTCATCGGTTTTCTTCAGGTGTTCCCTGAGAGTGCGATATCGCTCCCTCACCTCTTCTAATACGGGTTCTTTACGATTTGTATACCATAATAATATATTAATGGCGATCAATGCTGCTATGATCATCTCTACTATACGTAAATATAAATTTACTGTACAACTCTGATATTGGGTTTCCTTTTAAACCCTCCCACTTTGTCATCATTATACCCATATTCTCCAGGTATGTTATGAGCATATCCTTATGCGCCACGGGTTCCGCTTTGGGACCATCTGCATAATACGGGGTGTCGCACAGGTGTACAAATAACTTTTCACCAAAATCGCCATTACTCGTTCCTTTCATGCGAAAGAAATTACCCATATCATCCTTATATGGAGTCTTAAAAATGATTTTTTCTGAATCTGGTATGATTCCAATGAATTTACCCCCGGGTTTTACCCGACGTTTGATTTCTCGAAGAGTTGACATAAACAAATCGCGTGTTTCAAAAATATAGTGTAACGCGAAGTTGTAGCACACCACGTCATACTTGCGATTTGGACATGCTCGGATGTCTCCATGGTAAAAGTTGACTCTCATCTTCATATTCTTAGCCCGTCGCTTAGCCTCTTCCAAAGCTTCTGCACTGGGTTCACACATGTTAATATTAACTTTCATCTTGGACCATTTCTGAAGATCTCCACCGAACCCGCACCCGACATCGAGTACACTGATCCCCGGTTTACAGACACTCTCGATGAGCGTCCGCTTCTCGTTGTTGTGTAATCGACGCAACTCCTCCATACTTTATGATTGCATAAAAACTTTAAATATCTACCCGACTTAAGTTTAATGGCTTAAAGTTTTTGTGCAATATAAAATCATATAATGTCTCTCGAACAAGATTATACGACCGTCCCTGGTCAGATTTTCGCATGCCTTAGCATTGTCGGACCGGAGTGCCCGCAAAAGAATGATAAGTTTGGAATCAAAATTCGAGGCGCTTTCAATACCCGTGATGAGGCGGCCTCGCATGCGAAGCGTCTTCAAAAGGAAGATGCCACGTTTGACATTTACGTGGTGGACATGTATAAGTGGCTACTGATCCCCCCGGATCCTGTTAAGATCGAGGATGCACATTACACGAACGAGAAGTTAGAGGAGCTGATGACCGGATACAGGGAGAACCAGGCCCAGGCTGCTAAGATGTTTAATGAGCGTAAGCGTGATATGGTTGAGGCTGCTACGTACAACAAACCCGGTGACGAAAACTCTCGCTTCTACACGAAACCGGATGAGCCTCCTATCAGCCACCCCGCGGAGGTCATCGAGCGTCTCAAGAGTGAGACCCCCGATGCTCCCATGGAAGAACTCGTGAAGAAGGCTGATGAAATTGTTAAGGCCGAAATCGAAGAGCGCAGAAAGAAACGCGAGGCTGAGCTTAGCATCGCCGAAGAACCCGAAGAGGGTGAGATTACCGAGGCGAAGGATGATGGTGAGGAGGAGGTTACTTCTAAGGCGTAAATATTTTAAAAACTAAAAAACATAATGTGATCATATTATTAAAAAAAATCTACCTTCTTAATAATACGATGGCAGCAGACGAATATAAGCAGCGTGTCGAAAAAGCTCTCGTGGAACAAGCTGAAAATGAAAAGAATGCGGAACCACGTGAAGTTGGATACGTTGGTTTTGGTCATCCTAAAAATTTTAAGCTAACACGTATAAGTGCATTAGACGATGAAATGTATAAAGCTTCTCAAGTAGTTACTGATGGAGTAGTTAGACCAGCAATTACTAGAAGATCCGAAAAACTTTTGGAAGACGAAAGCACACCAGTAAAGGATTTTTTACCCGCTTCACCCGGGGCGAAGGATAACTGGCTGCATAGTTTTGCCCATAAAAAAGCCTAAAATAAATGCTACAAATATAACGATGTAGGCAACCTTATCCAGAGAATTTAGAAAATCTGGAACCTTTGGTCCATTCGACATTTGTTGGGGTGGATACATAAAAGGAGGTTGCATGTAATACTGTTGATCTTGTTGATCTTGAACGGGTTCATCCGCCGGCTTATTGTCGATAAGCTGTGGGCTATACTCTATGGGATTTCCTAATTCCGTTTCCATATGTAATTATTATGTCTATTTTTTTAAGCCTGATATTCCTCATCAGATTCCTCATCATCATCGACAACGAATCCTTTTAAATTTCCATTATCATCGGCTTCGCTGTCAGAATATTCATCCTCTGTGTCGGTTTCAGTTTCACAAAGATCGTCATCTTCTGAATTGTAATCCGTGTCATATTCATCTTCGGAATAATCGTCGTCGCATACGTCCTCTGTAGGCTCTAAACGATTGGGTTGCTTCGAAACCCGACCGGATCGAGTTACAACAGGATTGGCTTCAGTCACTACTGTCATTTATATCTGACACGCAAAATCCTTTTAAATGCCTTTATTACGTTAATGCAGATAGTATATTATCCGTTATAATGTATTCTCTATTCTTACATGAACAGACCTGTACGATCTTGTTCTTTACGATTTTGAATTGCGTAGCCGTGGAATTGCATTTTGTGCATTTTAAATCCGTGTACACTATACGCTGAAATTTTGACTTTTTAGTTATACTTTTTACCACTAAAGGTGTACTCGTCATATTTTTATTTATGAACGTCTGTAGCATATTCACACCTTTTACTGTATCTTCTTTCTTTATTTCTGGACAGGGCTGACACGTCATTTGTGGTGTGTCGTACAGAGACGCCTTGTACCCGTCTTTGTACAGATCTTTGAAAAGAGGGTCCGGTAAACGATGCTTTCGTCCATAAAAATCCCTACAAAATCCAAACCGTCTACCACGCATGGTTTCACATGTACAAAAACATCTTTGGGCGATCGTGTGACCCTCAATTCTAAACCATATATGATTCGATGCATGTGAGCGTTGGAGATTTTCACAGTATTTAGAGTTGGTCGATATGAGATAGTTATTCTTATCTTGATATACTTTCGTTATTTGTGCCGCTTCTTGACCTTCTAAATTTTTTTGTACAAATGCTTCTATAGCTTGAATAACCTTCTCATCTGAAAAGACGTTCTTCGTCTCACGTAACGTAAATCCACCCTCCGTCCGTGTCGAACCCTGTACGATGACGGGTGTCGTTACTTCCGTTCGAAGAGTGGCCATTTGCATAATCTCTACACATGGCTTTTGGTCGTGAATTCCAGAAAGTGAAGATTTTTCATACGAATACATGAGTACGGGTCGATATTCCCCCTCAATTATTTTGCCCTTTTCACATGATGCACACCCACGTCCTTCACACGCATCGTGTTTAGCTTTCTTATGCGACCAAGGCATACGAAATCCACTCCCTTTCACGTTACGTCTTCCACCACCGTACACGGCTGTATCTACAATATCTTCCCATGGTTTTCCGGGAAACAGTAGGGACAACGATGATACGATATGTGAATGAAGAGCCATAGCCGATCCATGATCAACCACGAAATTAGGCCAGTTCATGTGAATACCATGTTTGATTTTATCGCGGGAAGGTTTCGGTTTAGCTACGGATATGAGTACATCTTTACCTCCGTAATGTGTGACACGATCACATATTGTACGCACATATTCCTCAAGTCTTTCGAATGACAACTCTTCAGTATCTTTGTAATCTAGATCCACGAAAAAGTTAAACGTGTCGGTTTTCTGTTCGACCACATACAACTTTTCTCCATTATTAATACATTCCACGTATTTCTCGTAGAAATCATTCAATCTATCAAAAGGAACAGATAGACGACCACCGTCCATGAGCACATGTGATAGATTGGAGCCTTGTTTAAAGGTGAAACCTTGTTTTTGACACCAAGATCTAAACATACTTATTTGATTATATACTTACTTTTTTAATACTCTTCTTCGCGCCACACAGAACTCTTCCAAGAGACATCTCTCAGCTCTTCTTCTTCCATGCTCAGCTCTTTCTTTAACACCATAAGTTCATAAACCGTTTTCTCCTTCACTTCTTCAATGTACTTATCAGCTCGGCTTTCACTATACGCCTTTCTATCTATGAGTATTTCCTTGATTTGCTGAAGGATGTAATTCTTCGACTTCATTATTTTATAGAGAAGGTTTTTCTATTAAGAGAAGTCACGCATGCGTAAAACTCTGGATTTTCTAGCACGTTGGTTACTATTCGTTCCCAACGTCTACGCTGGTTAAATTCTGCTAGAGTGTCAAAACTCATAAAATCGTTTTCATCGTATGTACGTTTCATGTGTATCTTTTTCGTATGCATTTTGTATTTCTCTTCATTAAATCGACGAATAAGTTCAAGCTGTTCTGTTTTAGAATAGTCAACGAAGAACACGAACACGGTGTATTCTAACTCTATGTTCGGTTCCTCTTTAACACTAAACGAATAACTCGTATATTCACCGTTTTTTAGCGAAACAACCCCTCTTGTCTCTTCTTCTAATTCTCTCAACGCACATCGTAAAGGGCAATATATTTCCCGCCGTCTGCACCCACCCGTGACAAAAATCCACTCTTTGAATCTTTTGTCTCTCACCGTTAGAAACCGGGGGGTTTCACCAGCAAACGTGACAGGAATAGCAATAGCTTTATGTTTTTTCATTGCACATTAGCCTCTATAATCCCCTGACAAGATTATTGGGCCTGAATCTTCTCACTCGAACGTGTAGTACGTTTCTCGGGTACATTAACTGGTTCCTCCTCGACAATCTCAATAGCATTGGCACTGGGTTGATCTGGGGGAGCCATCATCTGAGAGGCTGCGGCGGCGTTCATGTACGCTTGCGACTCTTCAACCTCACGCTCGATAAAACTCTTAACCTGATCAATCTCTTCTTGAGACTTCTTAAGTTCCCTGTAGAGATACGCGGATGCGACAACGCAGATAACTACGGCGGTAATAATCGCCGTATCGCGATCAAGGCCGAACATGTGTGATTTAAGAATGTTTTTTGTTTTTAAGTAGATACAATGGCACCCATTTTAGATTGTTGTCCTTCTGGGCACGGGTATCCATGTTGTGCAAATTGAATCTCCTGATAGTGTGCATCCTTGCACGGAGCGTTTTCGACGGGAATATATTTATTAAGTGTTCCGGATTTAGGATCGTAGGTGATCATAAAAACGAATATTACTAGAAGAAGGAACACCCACATTTAATACTATATGGGAATTTAGTTGCTGTACATTAATCCACCCATACCCTGTTCGATGCGCAGGATGTTGTAACCGACCGCGTAAATGTCAGACTGGAAAGTACCCGCATCCGTCACGAGGCGAGCGGAGTCAACCCGGGAGAAGTTCAACTCGCCCGTAGGCTGAAGCTTGCAGGTGTCCAGGCAGAAAGGGTAAAGGAAATGGTTCGTGAGAGCACCGTCGAAATCGGCGAACGGTGTGTGGTAATAGAGAGAACCAGAGGTGTAATGCGGGTTCGCGAGCTTGGCATCCCCGACATCCGTACCGTTGATCTGAAGCTTCGTCTTAGCTCCGGAAGTACCGACGAAATCCGTACCCGCAGTGCGGTACGAGCAGAGGAACTTGATGGGATGGTTGAACGAAAGCTCCTGGATAGCAGAATCGGACTTAATGGCCTTCTGCGTCTGAGTGATGAGCATGTTCTGGGGAGTCGAGGCAAGAGCCGTGCGCTCATCGGTATCGAGATAGATGAACTGAGCATGGACCTCGTACGCGTCGCTGGCGAGCGTGGCACCCCACGTGATTCGAATTTCGACGTCGTGGTACTGTAATGCGACTAAAGGGAGGGCAGACTGTGCATTCTCACAAAAGGAGAATCGTAAAGGGTAAATTTTAGTAGTGCCAGCGCCGTTCTGCAGGGCCTTGTGGGACTTAGAGTACGTCTGACCGAGAAGAAGGGGAGCGAGACGCTGAGAAAAGACAGAATCGTGGGTATCAATAACCTGACCCCCCAATAACAATTCGACCTTGGCAATTTCTTGCTCCCAACCTTGCGGAGTGCGAAGACCGGGGGTGTTACGGTTGGTGATGTACACGTAACCGAGAAGGTCTCCCTTGCGCTCGAAACGGACGGTGGACATACCATTCGCGACGGGGTTACCCTGGATAACCTGCTTTTCGACGGTCTGAGCAAAATTCGTATGGCGTTTATAGGTAGAACGGAAAAATGAAACCTCGGGACGGCCAACAATGTGCGCATCCTGGGCTCCAATAGCAACTAGCTGGGCAATTCCACCGGACATGTTTTATATTATACTACGGTTTTATTTTTTTAAGTATCAGAATA